AAACATTTCATCCCACAAATATCGTTCATCATCTTTTCCTTTTTGCTTACCGGCAATACTGAAACTTTGGCATGGGAATCCCCCAGTAATGACATCTGCTTTGTATCTATCTCCTTTGACATTTCTTATATCTCCTTCAATTGGTATGTTTTTAAAATTCTTCTTTAAAACTTTTTGACAAAATTCGTCTTTCTCTACAAATGCAATAGTTTCAAAAAATCCTGTAGATTCTAATCCTAAACTAAAACCACCTAACCCACTAAATAGGTCTAATAATTTAAGTTTAGTTTGTGGCATAATAAAAAATCCACAAAGCCAACTCTACTGCGATAATTGTTTCAAGCATTGTATCTTATCCTTTCCTTTATAGTTTTTGATTCTATTCCAAGTAACACCATTAATAGACCTAGAACCTTCTATTATGTTTTTAAAGGTGTCAATTTTTAATTTTTCTAGTTCTATATCAGTTAAGAGTTTTTCTTTGTCTGTCATGTATGTTCTTTCTTAATTGGTCTAGTTTCTTGCTCCAAAGCTCTTTCCACCCTTTAGGACAATTATGTATCATATGCTCTAAGTTTTTTAATCTTCTATTATCTGTAAGTTTTACATAATCAAATATTAAAGGCAATCCAAATTTATTCCTCATTATATCCCCCCTTGTGTTGCTAGTTGATGAAGTACCATTAACCCTAAAGTTACAAATACACTAACTGCAAATGTGAACCCTAGAACATAATATATATATTTTTTCATAGTTACCTTTCTTTTAATTAATTGTATTGTTAATTGGTTGATGATTATTAAAAGATAATTCAGCTCTAAATTGCTTTAAAGCTGATTCAGCTCTTGCTAAACTATGTTTTGGTAATTTTCCATTTTTAAAAAATAACCAAAATTGAGTTTCTTTTCTTGGTTCTCCCATTTCTTTAATTTCTCCATTTGTCTTTGCTACTATCATTATTACCTTTCTTTTAGTTTCTGATCTCATCAGTTAGGGATTAACCCTAAGAACCCCTTGTGGGGGTGTTTCGGTCTTTAAGCTGCTTGTTTTTTTGGTTCAAACCCTAAGATAATATTAGCCATAAAATCCCAGTAATTAGCTGCAACTGTATTTTTTAGCTTATCATTTGGGTTAGGATTAATTGAACCCATTTTGATGGCTAGGTCAACAATTGCGTCATTATAGTATTCTATATCTAATGCTAGACCAGATAACCATTCAGACATGGCTTTATATTTTCCAACTCTTTCAATCATAAAACCATATTCAGAATTGAAACGATCAAAAATATAACTAATCTTTTCTGACTCTGAAGTTAATGGCTTACCTTCTCCATCTTCTTCTATAGTTGAAAGAATATAATTTTTATAATTCTTTTTGTATTCTGTATGATGTAATTTAGTCATTGTTTCTTTCCTTTGTTGATTTGTTTTAAACATGATTACTTGTACTATCTTTGTATTATACTGTCAACTATTAAAACCACAAAGTTAAAAATAATTAATGTTCGCCAAATGTTCTTATTGATTGTAATATGATTAAGTATTAAACAACACCCTGAAAGGAAGGTAAGATATGAGCAAAAAAGGGTTTACAATGATACCAAATCAATTAATCATTGATGAGGGTCTTAGCAAAGAGTCAAAAGCATTATTTGTTTATTTGCGGTATTTATCGCCAAATTTTAGAATATTAAGAAATGCCACATTATTGACAAAATTAGATATGTGCTTGTCCACACTTCAAAAGGCTAAAAATGAGCTTATGAAAGAAGGCTATTTAGTTATCCACAGAAAGACCTCAGCTAATAAATATGAGCTAAGACTACCTATTAAACAAGTACCTGATAGAGTATTAAATAAGCAGGTGGGTAAGTATAATTTACTTAGTATTAAGAAGAACAATACTACTCTATATAATAATATACTTCATAAGAAAGGTTTTAAAGGTTTTAAGAAATGAGTGAAGAAGAATATCATTATAATAATGAACCTTTACAAAAGAGTTATAATAACACTTATACCCCCCCTGAGAAGATTGAAATAGTTTATCAGTTAATGAGAGATTATGAGTCTGGAATGGTGTCGGATGCTCAGGTTCGTTGGATCGTAAACAATGCCAAGTTTGGTTCTTTTACTATTATGAAAATAATAGATAAGTTATTATTTGAGAAGAAATTAAAGTATAATCCAATAACCCTTGACAAGCGAACATTCTTTAGAGCTAAAAGACCTTTTGATTTGTAAAACACAACATATTGTGTTAAAGAAATTATAGACTACTAAGCTCCCTTGCTTTGGTCTATTAGTTATAACTGTTACTGGTGGAGTCTTTTCCTTTCTTTCTATCTCTGCCAGTAACCCTAAACAAAATATTATGGCAGGCAGAAAAAAAAAGCTAACTGAAAAAAAAATAGATCAAATCTTAGAAGCTTTTAGTGATGGTTTAACAATAAGAGAGGTTTTCCAAAGATAAGAAATAGATTTCACATGGTCAAGTTTTAGAAGGTATTTAATAACTGATGATGTTTTAATGATGCGTTATCAAAAAAGCAAAGAATTAGCAATTGACCTTAAATTATCTGAGCTTGAAGATAAAAGAAAAGAACTTGAGTTAAAAATAGAGTCTGGTGATCTAGATCCTAAAGCTGCACAATCTATGGTAAACCTTTATAAGATTATTACCGCACATAATCAATGGTCAGCTTCAAAAATTAGTTCAAAAGTTTATGGAAAAGCGGCAGAAACTTTATCTATAAAAGGTGATAACAATCAACCCTTGTCTATTTCTTGGTCTAAACCTTAGATTTATTATGAATATTTCTTTTGCTAAACCTTCCAGAAGTATTGGTATTATTAATAGAGTGGTAAAAAGTACACACATAAAAAGCAAATGCTACATATAAGAGTGATAAAAATACCACAGTTAATAATGATTCTAAACTGTTTAGCTGTTTTTCTCATAATCGTTTATTATCGGAAGAATTACTATTGATAGTCTGTAATTATCACTAGTAATAATTAATTGGTTTATGAAGAACAAATAGCGAACATGGGGGGTTTTAAAAGTGGTATACCCACTTTTTAGGTTACCTGTTGAAATAATATTGATACAAGGCATATACACATGGATGATAAATTTCTAAAAACAATAATCTTCATTATGAAGGATAAGACGACAAAGAAACCAGTTGTGATAACTCACTTTAGAGGTTTTGATAATCAAGCTGAAGCTGATGACTTTTCAGAGTTTTTAAAGTATCAATTTATAACAGAAGATGATTTTGATAATTCCAACAAAACTTTGCATTGAAAATTCAAATCGCTATGAATTATTTTAAAATTTCAATGAAGATTTGCATTAGGGGGGGTTTTGTTTGTCAGATCATAAATTAATCTTAGGAGATTGCTTAGACGAACTTCCTAAAATTTTTGATAAAAATATTGATTTAGTGCTGACAGATCCACCTTATGGCACAACAGCTTGTAAATGGGATAGTGTAATTCCTTTTGAACCTATGTGGAATCAACTAAAAAGAGTAATTAAAGATAATGGCTGTATTGCCTTATTTGGTAGTGAACCATTTAGTAGTAATCTTAGAATGTCTAATATCAAACATTTTAAATATGATTGGATTTGGCAAAAAACAACTGCTGGAAATATAGCATTATCAAATAAACAACCCTTAAAATACCATGAAATAATTTCTATTTTTTATAAAAATCAATCAAATTATTATAAACAATTAATTCCTAGAGATGAATTGGGAAAAAAAAGATTAAAAAATAAAAATAATCCTATAAGATTTAAAGGAAATAATATTACAGGAAGTATTAAATCTAAAAATTATGATATTAATCGTTATAATGAAAATTATAAAAATCCATCATCAGTTTTAAATTTTAAAATAAATAGAGGGAAACTACACCCAACACAAAAGCCAGTAGATTTACTAGAATACTTAATCAAAACTTATACTAATGAAAACGATACTGTATTAGATTTTACAATGGGTTCAGGTTCTACTGGTGTTGCTTGTAAAAACCTTAATAGAAACTTCATAGGTATTGAAAAAGATGAAAATTACTACAATATTGCTAAGCAAAGAATTGAGGGGGTTTTGATATAATATGAAACAAATTGTCATTCCTTATTCGCCAAGACAAATCCAAAATTTTTTGCATGAAAAATGCGATAAGAACCGCTTCAATGTAGTGATCGTTCACAGGAGAGGGGGTAAGACCGTCTTTGCTATCAACCACCTCATTAGAGCAGCTCTGACAAGCAGTAAACCCTATCCTAGATATGCTTTCATCTCTCCTTACCGTTTGCAGGGAAAGAGTACAGCATGGGATTATATGAAACAATTTTCTGCCACAATTCCAGGTGTAAAGTTTAATGAGTCTGAATTAAGGGTGGACTTTCCTATAAACAATTCCAGAATACAAATTTTAGGCGGTGAGAATAGTGCAGCTATTAGAGGTCAATACTTTGACGGTATAGTTTGTGACGAAACCCAGAATCTTTCGCCAGACCTCTTTGATACTATTTTAAGACCATGCCTATCGGACAGGAAAGGCTTTGCCATATTTATTGGAACACCAATGGGTAGAAATTGGTTCTACGAACTGCATGAGAAAGCTAAGAAAAATAAAGACTGGTTCACATCTGTTTTTAAAGCTAGTGAAACAAAGATTATAGCTCAAGACGAATTAGATGCTGCCAAACAAACCATGTCGCCAGAAAGTTATGAACAAGAATTTGAATGCTCATTTCAAGCTGGAATAAGTGGTTCTTATTTTGGATCTACAATTGAAGAATTAGAGAAGTCAGGCAAGGTTACAAACTTTGATATAGAAGAAGATTTAGAAGTAGAAACATGGTGGGATTTAGGAATGAATGATAGTACGGTTATTACCTTTGCTCAACGCAGACCAAGTGGCGAAATTAGAATTATTGATTGCTACGAAAACTCAGGTGAGGGTTTAGAGCATTATATTAATATTGTAGATAGCAAACCTTATAAGTATTCAAAGCACATAGCTCCCCATGATATTAGAGTTAGAGAGATTGGAACGAATAAATCCAGATGGGAAACCGCTAAAGAACTAGGTTTAGAATTTGACATAGCACCCAAACTTAGTGTAGAAGATGGAATTGAGCAAGTAAGACGAATGTTACCAAAGTGTTTTTTTCATAAAAACAATTGCAATAAGCTAGTAGAAGCATTAAAATCATATTGTAAACGGTGGGATGAAAAAAATAATTGTTTTAGGAATAAACCCCTACACAATTGGGCATCACACTTTTGCGATTCGGTTAGATATGGTGCTGTTACAGAACCACTAGAAAGATCGGATTGGAGTAAGCCAATAAGAGTAGATACAAATTATATAGTTTAATATGGCAAAAAAAAATAAAGAATTATCCAATATAGAATTACAAAGTTTATTATCAAATCAAATCCAAAATGCTTTAGGTTATTTAGGAGGAGAGTTATCAGATTCCAGAACTAAATCTTTAGAATATTATTTAGGTGATAAACTTGGAACAGAAATAGATGGTCGTAGTCAGGTAGTATCAACAGATGTTGCAGATACGATTGAAAGTTTATTACCAAATTTATTAAGAGTATTCACAGCTTCAGATAAAGTAGTTCATTGCGAACCTATGACAGCCGAAGATGTTCCTATGGCTGACCAAGCGACAGCTTATTTAAATCATGTTTTTTATAAAGAGAATGATGGCTTCACACTTTTATATAATTTTTTCAAAGATGCGTTGATTGAGAAAAATGGTTTCTTAAAAATTTATTGGGATGACTCTGAAAAAGTTGATTACGAAACTTATGAAAATTTATCAATCGTTGAGAAAGAGGCTTTAGAAGATGGTAAAGATGAAATAGAAATTGTTGAAGAAGAAATATTTGAAGATGAGTCTGCCAAAGAAGAATTTGAAGCAACCTTAGCTCAGTACGAAGCACAAGGTATAGATATATCTCAAGTTCAAGTTCCTAATTTTAATTTATATAATTGCAAAATTAAAAGAATTAAAAAAACAGGTAGAGTTAAAATAGAAAGTATTCCACCAGAAGAATTTTTAATTGATAGAAGTGCTAAGACAATTGAAGATGCCGATTTTGTTGCTCACAAAGTTTTAATGACAAGATCAGATTTAGTTGCAATGGGTTATCCTCAAGACGAAATTGACGAACTACCAAAATCAGATTTAGATATTTACAACAATGAAGAAACAGTAAGATTAACAGATGTTGATAATTATAAAATTGGTAGTGCAACCGATACCTCAACAGAAAAAGTTTTAGTTTATGAGTCTTATGTAAAATATGATTATGATGAAGATGGTATAGCAGAGCTTAGAAAAATTGTTTCAGCTGGAACAGATGGTTCTCACATTTTATCTAATATGCCTTGTGATGGTGTTCCCTTTGTAACCATCACTCCTATCCCAATGCCACATAGATTTTATGGAAGATCAATTTCAGAATTAGTAGAAGATGTTCAGTTAATGAAATCTACGGTGATGCGTCAGTTGTTAGACAATATGTATTTAACAAATAACAACAGAGTAGCTGTTATGGATGGTATGGTTAATATGGATGATCTATTAACAACTAGACCT